GTCTTCTGCTTGCCCATTGCAGAAGTGACCAAGGCACTACAACGATACACACTCAATCCAACTATCTCTACTACTAGAGATAGCCTTCACATCAAGTGCACTCTTCAACACAAAATCGATCCACACTCACATAACAAGACCCGCACAATGGCGAACGTTCGTAAAACTTAGGGGCTATCCCACCAATAACTTGGCAGGGCCTGATCCTAACGATACTCAGCGAAATGAATATGCTGTGGCGTGTGATATATTGAAGAAATTCCCAAGAGACTTATCAAGTCTCACCAACTCAGGTATTTGGAATACCCGGTTAGGACCGCTTCTCGTTGTCATACCTTTTGGTATGCTATTAGAACATTTTAACCCAACTATCCAAGACTGGCGGTACATAAATGTACTCCTTTATCCTGTCTAGGGAATTCTCTCCAATTGGTGGATGAGACGATTTGAGGGCATAGGCAACAGCACGACCAAATCTTGACTTTGATTCAAATTTCTCTGAATCGGTCAAGGTTAGGAAGTAATTGGTAAGGCTAATATCTCTTACCGATGATTTCGGCTGACTGGTGACTAAGAACCTAGTAAAACTAGGCTTATCACCCATAACGCTGAAATCCTGTTGCTCATTTCTCTCTCGGAAGATCCTTTGCTGCTCCTTTTCAGAGCAAAATCTTCCCTCGTGTTGAGTAACCCGTAGTGATGAATATAGGGCATTCAGACATAACGCTGATGTTTCTACATACCCAGGATTGGATCTTGTATTTGAATACGAGAACCTCTCCATGAGGAGTAGACCTGCCAGCTTTCTCTGGGAATAGGTTGCCGTTCCAAAAGGCAACCCTAAACCACCTAAAGCTCGGGGCAAACACCAACTTCTGTCGGATGTTTTCAGCTTCTCCTTAGTATGATCATAGAATATACTCTGGACTTTCGCTGAAATCTCTTCATCACCACACAACTTCGTGCACTCTGCAAGTTGATCACAAATTGGCTCCAATGATTCATTTCCTTCGAGCAAATCATTCCTGCTATCGTCTAACACTTTTCCTTGACCCGTTAAAAGGCCTGGATTAACAGTATAGACTCTATGATAGCGGTTATCGATTCGCTTCCAATAAATCTCTGAATTGATCATAATCAGTTCATCAGACTTATAGGATTTACCTACAGAAGGTGTCAGTCCCGCTTGTACAGCAAACATTTTCCAGAGCTGGTATAACTTCTCATTACATGAGAATACACCATCGTCTCCGTTAAATATCGGCCTAGTAAAAGCACAGACATCGTCCCACTTTAACTGGAATTGTTTCCACCGCATTTCTGCAGTGAGAACATCCTCAGGTAAACTTTCGAAATAAGCTTCAAAGGAAGCCCATAGAATAGCAGCATTGACAATATTGAGACCCGGAAAGCTTAAGGGAGAACCCATAAGCTGACCCCAAGTCTGCATCACGACCTTTTCCTCTTTCGTCTGTTCATCAGTATAAACTAATGAATGACCATCAAGAGAACGTCTTATTGCCTTCTCAAAATAAGGTCTGTCCTCTGATTTGCAAATAAGCATATCTATAAGACAGTCCCTATAAATAGAAGTAAGATAAGGATGCATACCGTCAGTGGCTGCTTTGTAATCAACCGATGCAAAGAACTCATGGAATTGAGAACCTAAAAGCTTTGTCGAATTAATGCAACGAAAGTGTCCATTGATGAATTCTTCAGTGCACTTCTCCCCTATAAGACTGAAACAGTCTTGGGAGCGGAGTACAC